GCAAGAGTAACAGGTGAACAAATGAGAAAGTCAGGTTATCCACAAATGTCAGTTGCGATTGATAGTTTAGGAGATGTATTTTTGTATAGAGAAGCAGGTTTCTTAGACAGACCAGGTAATCAAAAGTTTGTAGCAGGTAGAATAGGTGAAAAAGATTTAGAGGGAACACTAAGAGATTTCATTGAAGATAAAGTCCAAGTGGACAGAAATGATAGTGATTGTAGGTTTATGGATTCATATGACCATTTAATGACACTATTAGTTAATCAAACTGAGAGTGATATGAATATCGGTATAAAATCACCAGTTCGTATTGAAAAAGAGGAACAAAAAAATATGATTAGTAATAATTGGTATAAAGATTAGGAGAAACAAAGTGATTAAGATAGAAAAAGGTAAAAAATATTTGATAACCGGTGGAGCAGGTTTCTTGGGTGGAGAATTGATAGAAAGAATTCTTCAACAAGGTGGAGACATTGTCACGGTTTCAAGAAATGAGGGTAAATTAATAGAATTGAAATCTAAATATAAAGATAGAAATTTAGAAATACATACAGGTGATATTTGTGATGACTTTACATTACCAAGATTGATGAAAGGTATAACAGGTGTATTTCACTTAGCAGCATTCAAACACGTTGGATTAGCAGAAACACAAGGTAGAGAGTGTATCAAGTCTAATGTGATTGGTAGTATGAATGTATTAGAGGAAGCAGTAAAAAATGATGTAGAGTTCGTTATTGGTATTTCAACAGATAAAGCAGCTCAAGTTACAGGAACATATGGAGCAACTAAATATCTAATGGAAAGAATGTTTACACAATTTGAACAAGATTATCCACAAACTAAATTCAGAATAGTTAGATATGGAAATGTGTTGTATTCCACAGGTTCGGTATTGTGTATTTGGAAAGATAAACTACAAAATAATGAAGAGATTATCATCACAGACCCAACCGCTACGAGATACTTTTGGACACTTGACCAAGCAGTTGATTTGATATTTGATTGTATGGAAAATGCTACAACAAGTCATTTCCATTTCCCAAGTATGAAGTCTATGAGTATGGGTGATTTATTAGATGCTATGGCAGAAAAGTATTTGCCAGATGGTGAGAAATTAAAAGTAAAAGAAATAGGATTACAAGTCGGAGAAAATCTACACGAAAAAATATCAGAAGACGGATTGTATTCCAATGAAGCAGAACAATTTACTATTGAGGAAATCAAGGAGTTAATCTAATGGATTTAGAAGAAGTAATGGGACTACAAGAACTTGAAAAGAGAAAAGACAAGTTCAAAATATTGATTACTTATGTTGGTGGTATAGCCGGACAATCAGTAATCAAAATGATTAAGAAGTCTAAATACAAAGATAG